TGGGCTTGGCCACACATACCCAGCAATGTCCAAACACACCTGACCAAATGGCAACTTCTTTCATAAACGCATTCATGTTGCGTCCATCTAGGTCAGCATCTTCAATGATATTTTGTAATTGTGGTACTAGTTCAAAGGCATCCCAATCTCTGCCAGGAGCTTGACGAAATAAGAAACTCACATATAAACTAATTAAGGCCTTACATTGATTATCTAATGGTGTAGTTTTAAGTCTTTGATCGTATTCTTTATTGCTTTCAAGTTGGTATCTTGTTAGATAGGCACCGTTGCGGAAATCATCTCCGCCTTGGTAACTGTCCAATAGAAATTGCCAACGCTCACGCTGGCGTTGGTATAGGTTGTTAGTTGAAACGGCACGCGAATACGCTTGCTGTAGAGTTAGTTCAGCCATAGGAAAAGGCTCCTTTATCGTTCATTTTTTATTTATGCAAGAGCGTGACCGAATCGTTGCGGTTGCCTTGGCACAATGGGTCGTGCAATTGGATATAAAAATTCCAGAGCATAGGTCAATGCATCTGCCCCATGATCCCATCCTGAGTCTTTGGTGGGTTGCATTGTGCCTTCTTTGTAACTCCAATTCTTTAAACATGCAATGGTTTTCTTACATGAGCTATCTATATAGAAGCGTGTGGTTGAATCTGGTCTCTTGAAGAACAAACTGTTGCCAGCATTGATTCTATCTCGCACCAAAGGATGTTGACGATGATAGCGTGTGACAAAGCCAGCCATCTCCAACAGTTTGATATCTGTGTTGCCGCCTGCACTGGTCTTTCTTTGAACACCTGCTGGGTCTGGGAACACAGTTATAGGATTCAATGGATATCTTAAACGGATCTCATCAATCATCTCTGTGGTATTACTATTGTCAATGTATATCTCATCGTAGACTTCAAAGCCATCTTTGATGGGTCTGCCTATCACAGCCGAGCATGGAGTCACATTAAAGTCCATGCCTATGTAAATGGGTTCACGCTCTGTGGGTCTGCGTACTTCACGCTGGTTGTGATCACCAAACTCATTGAAGATAACACCAGCAAAGGTAACCCAACTTGCTTCATACTCTTGTTGGAATATCTTTGGTGATAGATCTGACCGTGCTTGTTCTATCTCATCTGCATCTACAAAGCCGCCATCGGCTGTGGTGTATGTAAAACTTGCCCAACCTTTTTTGGTTAGATAGTTATCATAAAGATCTCTGGCGGCTTGATTGCCTGCCTTGGGAGTGCCAATAAAAAGTGCATGGCCTTTTTGATCTGCCAAGCTGGGACGAATTATTTGTGACCATATCTCATCTAGATCTAGGTCACAGAACTCATCCACAACTATGAATGAGATTGATTCACCACGCAGGTTATCACCTTGTTCTGCACTCTTCAAACATATTTGACTACCATTGACCAAGGTCAAGCGAAGTTCGCTTTCATTGGTGTCGGCAATCCAATTCAACTTCTTCAGTTTCTTCTTTAACTTGGACCACACTAGACTCTTGGCCTGTTGGCGGCTTCCTGTAAGATACCATACCATACTGTTGGGTGTTCTTGCAAAGCGAGCCAGTTCACGCATGGCCAGGAATGTCTTTCCTCCACGACGACCTGCTACACAAACTCTAAAGCGTGTTTCACAAAGGGCTATCTCTTGTTGCTTGGCACTTAACGGCATAGCACACGATTGATATGATCAGCAATACGACCTGCTTCTTCAGGTGACACATAATAACTGCGATTGTGAGTTGTGCCTGAGACACCATCCCGGGTTGTTGTTGAGATTTTAAGATGTAGTTCTTCTTGACTTAACCAGGCCAGGCTAACTTGTAATTCGTAATCGTCAAGTTTCTGTATCAGCATCAAGCGGTTCCTGTTGATCTTCCACAGCGTCATCATCCACTGTGTCATCATCCATATCGTCAGTCCAGGGTAAAGGTCTAACATCATCACTGGTGGTTCCAGCATCGTTTTGATTTAGAATATTTTTACCTAGCCAGATTAATAATGCAGGATTTAAGTTTTCAATGGCAGCTCTAAGTTGAGCCTGTCTTAATGTTGTTTTAAGATTGTGGCGACCTTTTATGAGATAATCCGCAAAATGTCTGCGTAGTGTATCTTCCTTGACACCAAAGTAGTTGGCTATCTCACGATCAGTGCAACCTAGACTGGCTTGATGTTCTACTTCATCAGGTGGCACAGCAATTTTATTACGGCCGATCACAATGCCCATCTTTACGATTTCAGCCCAGTGACCTGTTTGAGGGCCTGGTCGATTGCGGGGTTTATTGTTTGATTCTTCTAGCATTTTCTTCCTGTGTCCTTTCAGCAATAAAGCCCAGTAGTTCTGGATTGGCTGAGAATATCTGTGCCCAGGCCATGCCTAAGTTGTGAACTTGATGTTCTGTCAATTCCAAATGCAGTAGGTCAGAAATTACATGTGTAACTTCATGCAGTACTGTGTCCAAACATTGAATGCCTCGCAGTTGATCTTGTATTCTAATTTCTTTATGTGCCAGGTCTTGTTCACCAAACGCATGACTCATCATGCGCTCAGGTATCCATTCAATGTTTGTGACATTGCCCAGGATTTCTATTTGACGCAGGGCAGTAGGGTGAGATTTAATTGGGGTTCGACTCATCGCTTACTTATCAACAACTCAACCTTCTGATCATTTCAAGTTCTGGATCATCATAACGCACCAGCACCAGATGTTGCACATCCGCTGTCATCATTGTAGGGGCTACCCGTTTTACTTGTATGTCACAAAGTCCTGCCCGTTCATCTGCAAAGAACTGATCCAGCATGGGATCTACAAAGCGAACTTCAGCGGCTGGCACACGCACCATAACGCTTCTCATGGCGTCTCTGTTGCTCATTGGATATTCTATCATTTCGTATTCCTTTTTGTTTGTTTTGTCAGTGTAGTGTAGAGTAGCAGGGGTTGCACGGTCACACACAAAAACATACAAATATATAAAAGAATATAGTTTCAATCTTGTTTATATGTGTACCCATGCTACTACTACGCTGACCCCTGGTTTTACGCCTACAAATATCGCAAATGCTGTTTTACGGTGCTACTTGTGTAGATCATAGTAGAACAATCGTTCGGACCTTTCTATGGTTTGTGGCCACTGTTTCAACCACAGCAATCTTTTCATCACTCAGCAGGTCTGTTAGAATCTGGTTGCGGTGTTCCACATCCAACTTACGAAACCATAGTGGTCCATACTGTGATAACTCACGCGGCGTGCCTGTCCATGACCTTTCTTTCATCCATTCATACAGTTTGTTGGCACCTGCACTACGATTTGGATCCAGTGCTGTGATGCCCACTTCTAAAGCTCTGCGTTGTTCAATGTAAAATTCCATAATATCAATCGCACACTGTGCGTCCTGTTCTGTTAGTTCTGTATGATCATTAAATGCGGCTATCGTTGCCGCAATTCTCAAGCAATGCTCATGCAATCGCTCTGCGAAACCTGAATAGTTCTTCAAGTCTGCTGAGCCTCTTTCCCTGCCAGCATTGCGCCATAAGCCTAGAGTAATCCAGGCCGCATCAGTTTGGCTCATAGTTGGCAAGTCCAGTTCAAAGTTGGTGTTTTTCTTATAACTGATGGCCCGGTGCATCATACGCCCAATTTGTATATGAAACTGCTCCAGCCTGTCACGAGCCACTCGTTCTCGCTCCTGACTTTCTCGTGTAAACTCCCATTCGGGCTTGTCATACGCATCACATTGTGTTATCAGCATACGATGGATAAAGCCTTGTTCACTGAAGATGGGTGTGTTCAAAATGGTTTGTATGGTTTCTGCTTGTAGCAAGAACAACATGTTCACACGACGATTCTTCAGTGTGGTTGTTTCCATACCTGTGAGTTTTTCAATTGAATGTCCATCCCACATACTAGTTAGACTGGCACTCATCTCCACTGCCTTGTTGTTGTCTCGACCACCTTGAAAGCTGTGTCCATTAAAGAACTCGCCTGCTTCACTACTAAACAAGCCCACAAAGCTTTGGCTCTTTAACTGATTGGTAATGCCATTCACAGTTGCCTTACTAATAATGTATTTGGCAGTTTCAATGGGCCGTAACGGCTTGGGCAACACAGCAGTAGTAGGATCAGTCTCCATGGCCTTCAAGTAAGCGGCTTCTTCTCGGGCAAAGACCTTTTTGTCAAGTGCGTATCTTGTGGGCTCATCACGCAGTTCATCCTGCTTGAACTCTTCAAAGCGTTCTACACCAGGCAACAACTCTTTGTAGTTTGTGCTTTTCATAGCACCTGTGGGAGCCATACAAATAAAGTATTCATTGATGGGTCTGATGCCATACTTGCGACTGTCCACATTGTACATCTTCATGGCGGCCGCATTGGCAACTCCCAGCACAACCTGTATGGCCATTTCATCTGGAGTGGCATGCAACTCCTTTAGTGCAGTAATTGCTTCTTGCATGGCCACTGGTAGCCTTTTAAATCGTTCGTTCATATCTGTTTTCCTTAAAAACTATATTTGAAACTGCGTTGTTGTTTCATAAACTGCCTTGCGGCCACTGTGCCAGTTTGCGGACTGGTATCTTGTAGAGCATCTGCTCCGTGTCTCTCCCGTATTAAATGTATCACACTGCCCATTGTCACAGGTCGACTAACTTGTCCACCATGTGTCCAAACGCTGGCGGCATCTGCTGGAGTCTTTTGACTCATCATGCCCGTTGTCACATACTGAAAGTCTGCTAAACCAAAGCCACCGGCTTTGAGCCCCCAGCCAACATTACGCCATATGGGATAACTGCCAACAAAAGTTTGTTTCAGTAGATCAAGTATTCGTTGGCGTTGTGCGTCATTCAGTTGTGGGGGAGGACCTGCATACTGCGTCATTGCTTCTGCGTTGCTACGATCCTGTTCATCAACTATCTCAACCAGTTGTTGAACAATGTCCTCTGTGAGTAATTGATCAGTACGCTCGCATAACACACAGTTGACTGTGCCATAAAAGAGTCTAGTAGGATCTTTACAAGCTTCATCTGCTGTGCCAAATACTTGCAACAGGCCACGATTGATTCGACGCAAGCGTCCTGCATCTGTCTCTGGTTGCGCTAACACAAAGCAAATGCGGAACCGGTGTAGCTCTGGTGTGAAACTGGGTGTGGCATAAAATCCAGCACCATACTGATTGTAAAAAGCATTCGCCAACAACTCAGGTATTGTCATACCTGAATCAATATCCACCATCAACAGTTGCCTGCTGACAAAGTTTGCTTCACGACGATTGTCTGTGGCCAGTTCAGCACTGGTGGCAACACCATCCTGCGTGATCAGTTCAAACACTTCAGGCCAGTTGGCTTCTATTGTGATCCAACCATAGCCCAAGTTTGGGTGTGTGTCTCTACTGGGCTTGCCACGAATAGTTTCATGTATGCTGAGTTTC